TTCCCGTGATATTAACTGCCGCCACCTCCGTGTCGTTGATCCACACACGAGGCTGCTCCGTATCCGTACAGTCGATCTTAATTTTAACATAAGTATCGTTCACCGCCACAACGTCCGTGTCGTCCACGATAAGGCCGCCGTTGTCGTCATTGCTGAAGATCACCAGATGATTCGCACCGTGGCCGTGGCCGTTGTCCGAATCGATCCCCACCAAAATTATGTCGTCGTCCGGGGCGGCCTTGTCCACAAACGAGCCCTCGGCGAACCCGATGCCAAAATAACAGGTGGCGATGTTGTCCACCTTTACGCGCGCCTCCAAAATCGGGTTCTCATCCACGCGCCAGTTGCCGATGCCCAGGACAAACTCGCTGTCGTCGTCGCCGCCCGTGGTCGTCATGGCAAGCGTGCCGCCAGCTCCGGCCGCATACACGATATTGGCAGCGCCATGATTCGTGCCCCCCTGGGTCCATTCATCCGCCCGGAGACCGGCTCCCAACTGTACCCCACTGGCCTCTTCATCGAAATCCTCTGCCCAAGAATACAAGCGGCACACCATCACCCCATTAACGTCCATTTTTGCCGTTGGGCTATTTGTGTTTACCCCGACATTCCCCGCGGCATCTTGCAAAATTAAATCATAGCTGGCGTGCGTATCGACTGATAAATCTCCCGCTGAGTTCCTGATTGTAGCCCCTGCGCCTTTGTAAAAAAACAACCCCGCGTTACATAAATAACTGCTTGCCCCGCCAACATAAAACATACCGGCACCTTCTAAGTTTATGTCCCCGTGGACGTCCAGCTCTTTGGTCGGGGCGGCTGTGTTGATACCCACGTAACCGTTTATGGCGTCGATATATACCGGGCCATTCGCAGGTGTCATTTTTCCGGATTTCCAATTCGTGCCGTCGCAGGAATACAAACCTGCTTCGCCCGGCAGCAGCACGTCGATGGTGTCGCCGCCGTCGTTTTTTATCGTCAGGTCTTCGCCCGCCGCGTCGGCAGTGTTGATGATAAAAAACAGCATTTTTTCCGCGTCGGCCTCGGCGGGCAGGTTCACGTCCCGGTCCGATCCTCCCGGGTCCAGGAACTGCACCGGGTCGTCCGTCACGGCAAGCGTTTTCGCCGCCGCCAGGGCCTCGGTGTTCACCCCGGCCAGCATTTCCCACGAGACCCCTTCCTGCTCGATCCACACCCCGGCGGTCGCGTAATCGTCCGGTCGCACCTTGTACGGGTGGACGGTGGTGTTTTCCGAGTCCGTCGCGGTCGCGTCATACTCGAAAAGCAGCGCCTTGTCCCCGCTGATCATCGCGATCGCGCGGTCGCCTGCGCTCAGGTCATCCACCGAAAGAGCGTCCAGCGCCCTCGTCGCCCCGCCCGTGAGCGCCGTGCAATTATACGTTGTCAGTGCCGCCATGTTCAGCCTCCCTTAACTGTCATACCCCCATAAATCGGGATCGCCGCCCCACAGGTCCGGGTCGCCGCCCCATTCATCCCGGTAGACCCGCCGTTCGGTGAGCAGCTTAAAACTCGCAGCCCAGTACGACGGCCGCACCCACCCAATTCTCGGCACGGCCTGAAACCGCGCCTTGTAGGTGATTCCGCTGTTCGGGTGCGTCCAGTAAAACGCCAGTGCCGTGTTCACGATGTCGATCAGCGTTTCCAGCAGGACCTTGTCGGCTGCCGTCAGCGTGCCCGGATAATTCAGCCCGAAAAAAAGCCGCGTCATGGTATACCGCATCCGTCCGTGCACGTAGCCGAACTCTGAAGCGGTCTTTACCGCGTTTTCCTCCCGCTCGCCGTCCGGGTCCAGCGGATAACTCGGGTTTCCGGATAATACGGGAAAAGTCGCCATCAGATCGCCGTGCCTCCTGCGTCGTAATCGCTGTGATAAAAAACGTTGCTGTTGTATTCGAGCGCCGCCAGCCGCATTTTGCCGTCCTTCGCCCTTGACACCAGGCTCGCCCGGTACGTCACCGCCTCGCCCGTGGCCCGCGCGATCATCCACACGTCGTGCAGGGCGATATCCGCCAGTTCGGCCGAAAGCGCAATCGTGTCCACCGCCTGGTCCCACGGCCCGGTCACCGTGCGCTCCACCACGTCGTCGTCCCCGGCCCGGTGCGTCCACAGCTTGCAGTTGCTGTCCGCCTCGATCTCATAGTCGATATCGTCGTCGTTCACATCAAAACCCGCGTCCATGCCGGCCCACGATCTCACATCCCCCGTCCGCTCCGACACGATCAGCCCGGCCGTCGCGCCCAGGTGCGTGACCCGTTTCAACGAAAAATCATCCCCATAGATCACGTCCGCCGGTCCCGTGTGGCTGCCCTTATACTTCAACTGCGACGAGGCGTATTCCGCCGTAAAATATCCGGTTTCTTTGTTCCAGGCGGTATGCAGGCCCGTGTATTCGGCGAGCCGGTGGTATATCCCGCCGCCGTCTTCCAGGACGTCGATTTTCGACAGGCTCCCCGCGTCATTCTTACGGTACCCCTCAAAATAATATAGCGCCCCTTCGACCAGCGTTATCGGAAGATACATGTTTCCGTTGCCCGCCGTCTGCGTGCCCTTGATATGCCACGCCCCGAGCCCTCCGCCCCAGTTCCCGGCCTGCGAGGTAACGGTCATATCGTCGCCGGTAATGCCCGTCGTGGCGTTCGTGTCGGCCACGTCCGTCCGCCAGGCGTTGTCGCTGGTTAAAAGCTCGCTGTCTTTCGCCTCGGCGGTGTCCGTGGTCCGGATGTAGCCCGTGAGCTGCTTCCCGGCGCTGTCCGTCAGCGTGATCTTTTTCCCGACGTGGTCCGAGAAATCCACCCCGTCGATATAAATCGCCGCCGCGCCGTCGACCGTCACGATCCGTATATTGTCCGAATCGGTAACGGTGCCGGTATACGCCGACCCCGTCAAAAACTCGCCCGAATCCAGCAGGATCGGCTGGTCCAGCACCACCGCATAGCTCGACCGGAAGCCCTGCACCTCCAGCCTGCCGCCGAAGGTCAGCACGTTTCCGTCGTGCTGAAAAGGAAGGTTGTCGCCCACCTGCATCCGCACGGCGTCGATGTCCGCCCCGAAGGTGATCAGCCGGTTCAGCTTGTCGCTCATCTGCTGCCGGAGCAGGCCGTACCGTCTCGCCACGTCCTCCTCGGTGCAGCCCCAGAGGAATACCTCCTCGATTTTCGGCTCGCGGGTCAGGCTGCTGTAACCCGCCGAGTATATCGGCACGCTGTCCCGCCGAAAATTCTTGTCCTTGTTTCGGAACTCGATCATATACACATCCGGGCGGTCGGTGCGGTCCAGAAATTCCAGCTCGAAACTCCCCTTGCTCACGTTCCCCACGCTGAAGCCCTGCACCAGCGTGGCGTCGGGCTTTTCCACGGCCACCCAATACTCGCTGCCCGTTTTGATGATTTTCGCCCGGCCGATCTGCTCGATCTTCTCCAGCGCCGCCTGCACGCTCATCTGGCTGTCCAGCACCCCGTTCAGCGTCACCCGCGTGTTTCCGTCCACGCCGCCGTCGCAGTTTGTCGCCCATGCCGTCCAGGTCGTCTCGTCGATGTCGTCCGGGTCCACGCCCTCCCGGTCGCACAAAAGGAACATCGCCGCCCAGGCGCAGTTCGAAGACGCCCGGCTGGTCGTCCCCCCTGCCCAGTTGCTTACGTCGATGCTCCCCCGGTCCCATATCGCCGCCACGTCATTGATCCCGCCGCTCAGCCGCTCGCTCGCATCCACGTGGACGCCCAAAAGCGACATGTAGGGGTATTTCAGCTCAACGTCCAGGATCTCGTCCAGGGCCTGCAAATAAAGCACGCTCACGTGCGTGGTGTCGGCGTCTTCCGCGCTGATCCGCGTCGGCTTGATCTCATAGTCGTCCCGGGCGGGGAAAACGATCGGGTACTGCCGCCGCACGGGCGTGCGCTTGTTCTGCGTCACCCGCTCCCCGTGCACGATGTCCCCGGCCGCCGCCGCCGTCGTGGCGATGTTGTTTTCGGCCTTTGTCGTATTGTTCAGGTTTTCCGCCGTCTGAAACGTCCCGCTCACGTCCTTGACCCACAGGTCGCCCGTCTCCGTGCCCGCGGCCCAGGCTCCGCCGCTTGCCGCCCGGCCCGCATACGTCCCCGACGCCCCGCTCGCGGCCCCGGTGATCGTGTCCCCCACGTCCGGCTCGCTGATCCCCCCGCCGCCGCCGCTGGTATATCCGAGCTGCGCCTGGCGAAGAATCCAGGTCGCGTCTCCCACGGCCCGGTAGTGGATCGAGAAATCGCAACTGTTATTGATTAATTGAGCGGCGGCGTTAATTTCATAGAGCCCGTTCGGAAAGGTCATTTGCAGCACGGCCTCGTCAACCTCGCCCTTTGTCGTGACGTAAAAGTCCAGGGCGTCATCGTCATACGCCGCCGTCGGCACGGTAAAGCCCGCCGTGTGGGCCGCCTGCCCCTTCAGCACCCGGATTTCGTCCATCCACCCCTTGAACTCGTTGATGCCCGCGACCGCCGCCGCCAGGCTGACCTGAAGCGTCGCCGCCAGGTCCTGAAAATCCGTGTCCGTCGTGCCATCCGTTTCCTGGTCTTCCAGCGCGCCGTCGACAAACAGATAGTAGTCGTTCCCTCTCCTGCACAGCTCGACGTGGTAGAACTTGCTCGTGTCCAGCACAGTCGTGGACACGGGCGACGAGCCCAGCGGCCGCACCCCGGCCTTGTAATAGGTGAAATAAATCTTGTTGTCCGTATAGAGGCTCAGACACCAGAAGTTCCCGGCGTCCACATACTGCCCCACCAGCCATTGCCAGGTGTTGAGCTGGTCGGGCTTCACCCATAAATCGACCGTAAAATCCTTTTCCGCGAAATACCAGTCCGCCGAGTCCGCCAGGGTGAGCTGATCGCCCGCCCCGTCGAAATATGCAGACTTTCCGCCGAACTTGCTTTCCGTGTTGTCGGCAAAGGTGTTTCCGACGGTGGTAACCGTCTTCCCGGAGGGCGATGAATCCACAAAAGGCGTGTCCGCGTCGGCGTGCAGCAGCAGCACGGTTTTCGTGGTCATTTCCGTCGGCATTTCCCTGTACTGGTGCAGTTTCTCAAAGCCGTCCAGCGCCGCCTGTCCGGTCGTCCCCTTCGTCGTTTGAAAAGAATACTTATCCAGCGTGGAAAGCCGGATATCCCCGTTGATGTAAATATCGTCCGCGCTCGCCACGGGCGTCGCCGCCTCGCCCCGGCACATGCAGAGCAGGAGCTTCGCCGTCTGCTCGTCGGTCGCGTTGTTGGTGTCGATATAATAATTGATGACCTGCCCGGCCAGCAGGAACTCGCCGAAAAGCTCGGGGATCGCCAGCCCCGGAGACCACGACGTCTGCGGGCCGCTCCATCCGTAGCTCGCCGATCCGCCCATGCCCGACTCCTGGCTCAGGCCCGAAATGGCGGGCGTGGACAGGTCTCCCGGCTTTGCCGACGGCAAAAGCCCGTTGATCGCCACCTTGCCCATGATGGTCACCGCACCCCCGGCGAGAAGCGCGGCCGAATACCCCCAGAAGGTTTTCCCGATCGCCGTCAGCGCCCAGTTTCCGGTCATCACGGCCGCTGCCATAATGCCGATCCCCGCCACGGTCCGGAGCGCCTCGCCCGAACCCAGGTGCGGCGTGATCACCAGGCTGTCGCCCGGCGCGATCCGCGCGGCATCGTCAACCGGCCCGCCGTTTCGCAGCACCGCCAGGTGCTCCCGCCGAAACCTCTCCGGCGCGTATTCCGCCAGGAAATCGCCCGCGGTCAATCGCGGATTCCACTCGACGAAAAAGATTTCCCGGCCCTCCGAGCAGTCAAACGGGTTCGGCACGATCGATACCAGGACCCACCGCGTCTGCCACCCGCCCTCGACCGGCGTTATTTCCGTAATCCGTTCCACCGATAAAACCCGCCGACCCTGATCCGCCATCGAGGCTCCGACAGCCGCTCCGTCAGCACGCCGACCTCCTCGATTACATGAATAAAACGATCCCCGGCAATCACCACGCCCAAATGAGAGAAAATCCCCGGCACCGGATACGCCATCACGACCAGCGACCCCGGTTCCGGGCTTGAAATCCTTTTCCATCCGTTTGTCGTGCCGCCCCCCAGCAGCGGCGCGCGGTGGATGATGTCGTTTTTCGGTATCTCCGCGCCCGTGGCCCGGCGCACCATCTCGGCCGCCAGGGCCGAGCACCCCCAGGCGTCCGGACCCGCCGCGCCTTTGCAATACGGCTTGCCCACCAGGTCCGCTATTTTTATTTCGCGCTCCATGCTTCCCGCCGTTTACTCCGCCGTGCTGATCTTCGTGTTGTCCGGGTCGAACCCTTCGCCCGGAATTCCGGGAAACGAAAGGAACCTGTCCTGGTTCGCCAGCGCCTCGCACCGGGTCAGCGTCCGGTTGCACGCTGTTTCCGCGCCCGCGTACCCGCACTCTGTCGACTTGAAATCCCACATGCACGTCTGCCGGTCGTAGGTATGTCTCGGAAACCGCCGCGCCAGCAGGCTCTCCGCCCCCAGCGTAAACACCACCCACATCTGCACGGCATTTTCGACCAGCTCCTCGGTGCACCGCACGTTTTTTACGGTCCGCGTTTCGGTGAGCACGGCCACCCCGCTTGCCAGGTCGCCGGAGTAAAGGACCCGCAAAATCACGATCCAGCCCGACGCCCCGTCTTCAGCCTCCACCAGGGTCTGCACGGCCCGGTTCGAGTTTCCGACCCGGATCGCCAGCTCCTCGATGCTCCCGTCCGCCGCCTGTTTGCTTTCATCCAGGTCGAAGGGAAACGCCGCCCACGTATGCCCGCCCCAGGTGATATCCTCGGTGTTCAGGCACAGCCGCAACTGCGTCACGCCGGCGGCGTTCTGGATCTCCAGCGTCGGAATCCACGCCCCCGGATCTGAGAGCTTGTTTTTCGCGGCCGCCACGGTCGCTTGAAGTGTCAGGGCCATTACTGGCTCACCGCCCCCTTTGTCGCGTTTTGCATCAGCCGGTTTGTGGCAATATTTTTCAGATACATCTTGACGAAAATCTCGTCGTTTGTTTCCGTAGGCTCGCCCGCCTGTTCCACCTGCATCGGCGTGCCGGTCTCGTTGATCAACTGCACCACGATCCGCTTTTCTCCCCCGCCCGTCGTCCGCACGCCCAGGTCCCCGCTCCGGGTCCGCGCGAGCGGCAGCACCCCCTCGGGTCCCGCCTCACCCATCAGGCCCGCGCCCCGCGCCAGCGGAAACAACACGGGCCGGTCCACCACGCCGCCCTTGCCCATCGCCACGACCCGGCCGCGGTTGAACACATTCCCCTCGGCGCTCTTAAACAGGCTCAAAAGCCCGCCCTCGCCGGTCACCGCGGCCGTGGCCCAGCTCGACATATAGCTCGATATCCCCCTGCTGATCCCGGAAAGCACGTTGTTCGCCAGGGCCTCCAGCCGCCCGAAATCCTCATCCATAAAATCAAAAAACCCCTGAAACCCGAACTCCATGCCGTAGGCCGCCTGCTTCCCGGCGTCCTCGATTTCCCGGAACGCATCTTTCGCATTCTTCTCCAGGTCGGCCAGACCCTTTTTGATGTAATAATCCTGCTCGCTCATCGCCTCCTGAAGCTGGTCCAGGCTTTTCTGCTCCGCCTCCCTTTCCATCTCCAGGATCGCGTCCCACTTCTCCTCGCGGTGCTTTTGCTCCAGCACCGCCAGCGCACCGATCGCCTGGGCCTTTTTCACCTCGGCGGCAAACGCCTCGCTGACGTAATCGGCACCGGTCGTCCCGGCAACCTTCGCGCCCGTTGCGGTTCCCCCGCCCGGCGTGAGCCCGCCGCCCGGCCCGCCGGAGGGCCTGCCCTGCTGCGCCAGCAGCTTTCGCCGGTAGTAGTCGCCCGACATCAAAACATCGTTCATGGCCTTCTTGGCCCGCTCCGCCCAGTCGGCCCAGATCGCCCCGATCTGCGAAAACTCCCCCTTTGTGAGCGACACCCAGCTCGCGGCCAGCGCCGCCCAGTAGGTCCCCGTTATCTGAAAGGCCCGGCTCACGATCGTCCAGGCCGAGTGCCCCACGTCCGCCACCGTCGCCAGGGCGTAGGAAATCTCGTCCACCTCGCCCGACCATTTTTTCAGCGTGGGCAGCATGTCGGAAAGAATCAACATCACCACTTCGCCCAGGCCCTCTTTCGTGTCTCCGATGATGTTCCCGAGCTGCTGCAATCCGCCGTACCCGGTCGCGGCCAGCGCCCTGGCCTGGCCGCCCACCTGTTTTTCGATCTCGCCCAGGATCGCCGCAAAGTCTCCCGAGTGCGCCACGTCCTCGTCGATCGTGATCCCCACGCGCCGCAGCTCCCCGGCGAGCCCCATGCTGGCCTTGCCCAGCATGTTCGCCGCCTGCCGGGTGTCGCCGCCCATGAGCGCCGCCAGGTCCAGCATGGCCTTTGTCGCCCTGGGCATCAGGTCGTCCGTGATGTCGCGATAGGTCATCAAAAACTTCTGTCCCTCGATCGTGGCCTCGTCCCCGAATGTCGTCACCTCCTGGAGCGCCTTGGCCTGCGATAGCAACTGGTCCCGGAACTCCGTGCTGTACCGTCCCATTGATCGCATGGCCTGCTCCAGGCCCGCCACGGCCTGCTGCTGCTTGCCCGCGAGCTGCACCCACTCGGTCATGGCCCGCTTGATCGTCGCCGCCGCGAACACCCCGGCCACGGCCTTTGCCAGGCCCTGCATGGTCGACGTCGTCTGCCTGGCCTTTTTCTCGGTCCGGCCCAGGGCCTTTTCGGCGTCCTTGCCGAACCTTTTGACCACGGCGTTTCCCTTGTCGTCGACGATCAGTTCAAGTCTGAGCTGGTCCGCCATTTTCCCTGTTCGCCTCTCTCGCCTCGCCCACCGCGTGAATCGCGGCGAGGCACATGTCGAAGACCCCCTCCCGCTGCGCCTCCGGCACGCGGGACATCTCCATTCCGGTATTGATCGACTCCAGCCTCGCGCCGCCCATGCCGTCGAACACTCCGCACGCGATCCGGTTGAAAAACTCGACAAACGGACAGAGCGCCTCGTCCAGTTTCGGCACGGCCCCGTCCGGGCACTCCGGCACGCCCTCGATCCCCGGACACGTCGGCTTGTTTCCGTCTCTCTGGATGCGCTTGCAGATCCCGCAGGTCATTTTCGTGTCCAGGCTGTTCCAGCGCACCCAGTCAATCAGTTTTTTTCAAGCGCCTCCCGGCCGAGCTTCAGCTCCCGCGCCTTTTGAAGCACGAACGCCACCATCCCGCCGCCCAGATCGAAATCGAATATCTTTTTTTTCACCTCGTCCGTGCACACGATCGGCTTTCCGTCGGCGTCCGCCACCTTTTCCCAGTCCTCCAGGCAGTAGCAGAAAATCTTCGCCTGGCGGTTCCCGGCCACCACGAGCGCCCCGTCCTGCACCACGACGTCGGCCATCGACTCCGGGCACGGCCTGACCTTCAGCCGGCAATCCTCAAAATCAAACCACCGCCCCTCGTAGGAACACGCTTTCAGGTCGATCTTCATTCCCTTTCACCTTTTACCTTTCACCTTTTACCTGCCGCGCAGCGGCCTACACGTTCGCCACAAACGACGGGATGCCGTGCATCACAAACTCCACCCGCTCTTTGACCACCTCGCCCTTTTGCCCCACCGCACCGAACGCCTTGAACGACACCCACACCAGCAGATGGTCCCCCGTCTGGTCCTGGTCCGGGTCGTAGTTGAAAAGCTGGAGAAGGAAATAGTCCTGGGTCGTGTCCGCGCAGTCCTCGAAGGCGTCCCAGAAGGAATCCACCGCGATAAAATACCCGTTCGCGTGCCCTTCGCCCCCGGCCTGCCCCGGCAGGGCCTCCTTCCACTGCTGGCCCATGCGCGATGCGTCCGCCATCTCCAGGTCGATCGCGTATTCCCAGTCGATCAGATACCCGCACTTTTCCAGCCCGCCTTCAACCACAAACCCGTTGTTGCCGTCCACGTCCACGTTTCCCACGTTTCCGTCAAACGCGGCCTTGCCGCGGGTGTGGTCCACGATCAGGACGTTCTTGCCTCCGTCGTCGGTGAATGTCGGCGTGGCGTTCGGGTTCAAAAGCCGCAGGTCGCTGTCCGTGATCTGCGCCTCGTCGGCCGCCTCGGTCGTGGCCTCGTCCTTGAAATTCCCGATGGTCCACTGGTCGCCCGCGGTGTGCCCGACCGTGGCGGCGAACGTGATTTTCTGCCCGTCGTCCAGGGTCTGCGCCGCGCCCGTGATATCCACGCCCGCGGTCCACCCCCCGCCGTTCTTCCGCCACTTGAACGTGTCGACGCCGCCGCCGCCTGCCAGCTCTCCGTCGATCACCACCTCGTAATAGGCCGACGCCGCGCCGGCGAACCCCGTCCCCCAGGTCGCGTCGTTCAGGCCGTTTCCCTTGAATCCGTTCGGCCTCAGCCGGTAGATCGCCGCCAGCTTGCCGTGCGTCGGTGCTGTCGGGCTTGCCATAATTCGCTCCCCGCCGCCCGCCGTCATTCAGCGGGTCGGCTTTTCACGTTTTACTTTTCGCTTTTCACGGCCGTCGGCCTAAGCCGTATCCGTCAGGCTCACCGCCCCGTTGCCCTGATAGCTCACCGTCGCCTTGACCACGTCGCCGATGGTCGCGGGCACGGATATCCCCGTGATAAAAATGTCCCCGTCAAACGCGTTCGTGCTCGCGTCCAGCAGGAACTTGACGTCCGTCAGCTTGGTCCCCGGCGTCGCCGCTACCAGGTTGTCGAAAAACGCCTTTTGCTCCGTGTTGCCCGCCACGAAATAAATCTCGAACGTCCCCCGCCACCCGGCCTGTCCCGGCAGGGCCTCCTTCCAGTGCTGGCCCACGCGCGAGGCGTCGGCCATGTCCAGGTCGATCTCCATCGTCCAGCCCAGGCTGTAGTCCATCGCCACGTCATTTTTCTCGACCCGGCACAACTTTCCGTGAAACGGCGTTGCATTATAAGCCATGACTTTCCTCCTTTATTTTTTCCGCCTGCCCCCCGCAGCCTTAGCGGCGGGAGAGCGCTTTGCTTTGCGTTTTTTCTTCCTTTTCACCCGGTGCTCGTGCACCGTTTTCCCCTCCAGGTCCAGCACCAGCGCCGCGGCCTCCGGGCAGTCCATGCACGACGCCATTACGTTTTCCCTCACCCCTTTCGGGCACGCACCCTCAGCCCGGCACTCGATTCTGATAATCCCCTTGTACGGCGTCATCTTGTCACCCTTTACCTTTCACGGCCTTCGGCCTACGGCGTCGCGAAATTGTAAAAATAATACACCTCGAACTCCATGTCGAACATCCCGATCGGCATATCCACGCCGCCCTCGTACACCGTGAAGTTTTTCACCTCGGTCGAGCCCCAGTACGAGTTCCAGGTCGAATCCAGCAGCGCCGTTTCCACGTCGGCCAGCAGCTTGTCCAGGTTGTCGTAGTCCCCCTCGTCGGCCTCCACGTTCACATAGCCCCACACGTGGAGAACCAGCCGCCTTTTTGATTTCCCCTGGGTCCCGATCTCGGTCGGCCCCTTCTCGTTCCAGAGCGCCAGGCCGGGCATGTTCCCGGCGAACGCCTGCTCGGGCTGGATGCCCCGCAGCACCTTGAGCACGGTCGAGGCGAACCCGTTTACGACGGTAATGTTTCCGAGCGTCGTCAAAAGGCTCTTGATCACCGTTTCCCGTGTCGATATCGCCGCCACTTCATCCCTCCATCCATGCCAGCATTTGATCCTTCGTTAGACCACACGAATCCGGGAAAATGGCATATTTGCCTTCTGTCGCGATTCTTCGGTCAAGGCTCGCGATTTGTTCCTGCTCGCCCTTGCTAATCTGAATACATATGGGCTCGTCTTCGCAGTTATGCCAAACGTTTCCGATTTTCACTCTCATTGCGGGCACCTCCTTTTTCAACGCCCCCCGAACGCTTCAATCAAACTGTCCGCGAAAACCCCCTTGAACCGGTCCAGGTTTCCCGCCACCGAAGGCCGCATAAACGGCCTGGGCGGGATCACCACCTTTTGCGCCGTCCGCCATCCGACTCCGGGGACCATAAATCTCAAAGCATCTGCAACTTTCGGGCGGATCACGCCGCCCTTTTCATGGATGCGCGCATAAATCACGTTCGTTCCCAGCGCCCCTTCCACCCCGGTCGGCGTGGCCGAAACCTCCGTCGTGATGCTCCCCCGCAGCCGCCCGGATCTCCGCTGGAGTTTTGACGGCCCCGGCCCGCTCAGGTACTCCCGTTTCGCGGTGCCCTCCGCCACGGCCATGCACTTTTCCATCGCCGGTATCAGCGCCCGGCGCATCTCCTCGGGCTTTCGCCTCAGCCGCTGCACCGCGTTCCGATCAAGTTTTATCCTGACTTCCAGCATGTTAATAATTCCGTATCAACAGCTCTTTAAACATGGGGTTTTTAATCTTCCTTTTGTTGATCCCGGTATTCCTGGATACTTCGCTAAATTTCCAACCTCCGAACATTTTGCGGCTCGCCTCGCAATCGTCGATGCTCAACATCCACCGGCCTTTTGTCTGCCTCAGCACCTCGGCCAAGCGTTCGTGTTTAAACTCCGGACCCTGGTAATATCTCGCCCCTTTGAAATAGGGCGGGTCACAATAAAAAAACGTTTTTTCGGCATCGTATCGATTGAAAATTTCTTGAAAATCCAGACACTCAATTATCACTTTGTCCAACCGACGCGAGACCTTTTCAGCCAGCGCCATAGTCCCTGCGGTTGAAGTTACCGCCCCCCCCCCTGAACTTTTCGTTATGCCGAAATCCCTCCCCTTGCCACCGAAACTGTTTTTTATTAAATACAAGAACCGAGCGGCCCGCTGAATGTCCGTCAGCCCCTTCTGATCTAAGAACTCTTTAAATAAACTCCTGCTTGATATCAGCATGGAGTATTCGCCTTGCAGGGCATCAAAATGGTATTTGACTACCTTAAAAAAATTTACCAGCCGAGAGTCTAAATCGTTATATACCTCCACCCGCGCCCACCTTGCTTTTGCAAACAAAATCCATGCCGCACCCCCAAAGGGTTCCACGTAGCAATCAATGTCCCCCTGAATCACCGGCAGGATCTTTTTTCTCAACAATCGCTTTCCCCCGACCCAGTTGAGCACGGAATTTATTTGTTCATTCCGCTTAGCCATCCTTCTCCCTAACCTTTGGCCCTAATACGCGAAGCGTTTCTTGTAAACCTCCAGCGTATCCTTCACCCCCGGCAGCAGGTGCCGCGCCGTGTACGTGATCGACCCGTCGGCCAGGTTCTTGGCCTGCACCCCGAGCATGTTCCCGCCCGGCGCGCTCTGCTTGAACATCCACGCCGCCTGCTCGATCGCCGCCTGCTCCAGGTCCTCGGGGATCGTGGCGAACCCCGCGTTATACGCCAGTTCGATATTTTTCACCCCTTTGGTGAAAATATATCCGACCAGCGTCACGATTCCGTTCTGCTTGTCCAGCACCCATCCCACGCTCAGGATCGTGTCCCGCTCCGTAATCGCCGTCGTGTTCACCCGCAGCGTGGTGAGCGACACCGCCGGGTATTGCGGCAGGTTGACCGTATCCGTCCCCGTGCCGTCCAGGATCGCGTTGTCCGCATCGTAGTCCCCGTCGTCGCTGTCGTAGTGATAATCCCGCGCCTTCAGGTTCCTGCGCGTGTATTCCTCGAAAATCGCCGTGGTCCGGTCGATGCAGTCCTCCAGCAGCGTGTCGCTCGTCGTGTGCCCGATGCTCAGAAATGCCTTCAGCTTCGCCAGCGTCGTCAGTGCGTATGTTCCGACCGCCATTTACCTGTCCCCCGCCTGCATGATTTTAAACGATGTCGCGCCGTCGAACATCGCCAGCCACCCCACCGCGATCACCGCGCACCCGGCTGTGTGAAAAGGAAAGTTGCCCAGGCTGCACAGGATCACGATCGCCACGGCCGCGGCGGCCACGGCCCCGGACTCGGTCGTGCGCCTGAAGCCGAGTCGTTTCGCCTCAAAAACCTTTGCGACCCGCAGGATCAAAAACCGTGCATAAAGAAGCATCGCCAGCACTCCGAACCACCCCAGCTCGAACCATACCTGGAGGGGATCGCAATGCGCCCGGAAAAAAGAAAATTCTTTTGTGGGAAACAAAAAGCGCCAGCTCCCGAGCCCGTAACCCAAAAGCCACGCCTCGCGGCCCACGCAAAGGTCGACCGCTCGCGCCCAATTCGGCCCCCTGGCCCACAAACCGCCGCCTGGCGCATAGATCGGGTCCACGTATAGGTTATATAGGGCCAGCAGCAAAACGCCCGCAAGCGCCGCCGTGAGCGCGTGGACGCGCCCGAACCTGATCCACGCCCAAACAAACGTCCCCCCGGACAGCGCGACCACCGGCGTGATAGACGTCTGGATATAAAGCGCCGCCGCGACAGGCAAAAGGCCCCACCAGATCCGCGGCCGGAAAAACCCCGGCGCACACATGGCGAGCACCATCCCCGTCCAGCCGATGTTCCCCTGGCTCCCCGCGGCCTCGGTGATCGTCCGGCCGGCGTTCATAGGCACATACACCGGGTCCCACCCCAACCGCTGGCAGGAGATCCGCAGGCACTCGATCAACGCGACCCAGCACAGAAAGTCAAGCCACAGTTTCTGCCCCGGCCGCAAATACCGCACCACCGCATAAAGCCCGGCGAACAAAACGATAAACTGAAAATCCGAATTCGCACTCGTATAAAGCCGCACAAAGGTAAACGTGTATTTCCTATCGACATTCGCCACCATGAATTGCAGCCACCAGCAGCTCGCCGCCGCCACGGTCACAAAAAACCGGATGCTTTTCGGCACCGGCATCAGCCATGCGCCCAGGATCACGATGCCGTAATAGGCGAGGAAATTGTGCCCGTCCATACTCTGAAACCCCGGCACCGCTCCCAGGATGATCGCCGCCGCGACAAAAAGCAGCCCGGCCCGCGCAAGAGATCCGGACACGGCCAGCCGCCCAACCACGTCCCGCAGCCGCTGGGCCCTCCCGCAGGCCCATGCCGTCCAGCGATAACGATGGGCGTGCCCTGCAAAGTCCGAGCACGTCCATCGCAATTTAATCGCCCGTGCCGTCATTTCTTTTTGTCCGCCTCCTTTTTCGCCTTGTCCGCGGGCGGGCCGCCGTCTAAGCCCTTTTCCCCGTCTTCGCCGTCCCCCTTAGGGCTTTCCCCTGCTGCCGAGGCCGCCTCGATTTCTTTTTTCGTAGCCTTTCGGGCCAGGCCCATCGCGGTCCATTTTTCGGCGTCGGCCTTGTCGGCCTCGTGCACCGTGCCCGCGTCCTTGCCGTTGAACCGAGCTTCGTTTACAATTATTACGCTCATTTTTACCTCCTCTATTTAAGGAAGCCGGGACGGGGCATCCCGCCCCGGTCTCCTTTGGCCTTTCGCCTTTTGCCGCCCGTCTACTTGTAATGTCCGGAGGCGAAGTTAATGGAACATGCCGTCGCGCCGCCCAACCAGATCAACAGAGGGCTATCCGTCGCTCCGGCGACGACCGCCACGTCCGAGTTGAATGAAACGGTCGCATTGTCCACAGGGATCGTCCCGATGTGCTCCATCTCATAAACCGTGTAACCGGTCCCCACGCTGTAATCCAGGGCGCCGACGGTTGCAATCGTTGTGGCCCCCACGCTCGAAACCGTCTCGTAAAAAATCCGGCTTCCGCTGGCATTCTGGATCACGATGATGTCAAACTGATCGAAATTCGCGCCGCCGCTTGAAATCCCGATCTCCGTCTGCCCGGCCGCGCTCGTGCTGTTTACGGACGCCTCGTTTTCCTTATCGTAGATAAAGGCGTCCGACGTGCTCGATGAGCAGTCCGATGTCATGCTGATCGACGTGACGACCACCTGGCTATTGTTGTCTCCGGGGATCATTGCCACTGCGCCCACGTTCGCCGTTGTTCCCAGGGTCACGTGGCTTGACGAGCCCGTGGCGTTTTTCGTAAAAATCGGGTCAAGCGCCAACGCCTGGACAGGTGCCAGCAGCATGGCCAAAATCGCGAAAAGCGCCGACAACGCCGCCAGCTTCGGTCCCCATGACGTTTTTCCTCTGATCATTTCCCTGATTTTCATCTCGTTTACCTCCTTGCCCTCCGCGGCTTCATCGAGGGCCGTTGTTTATTTTTTCACTTTTTGCTTTTTCCCTTTCACGGCCTGCTGTTTACTTGGTCGGCACCCCGTCCATTTTGGCAAACATCGCCTCGTTCGAGACGCTGAAGCCCTTCCGGAACTCGGCCAGAAACGCCGTCATGTTCCGGGTAAACTGGGCGTTCCCCCAGGGGTTCGCCTTTATCACCACGCTTTGCCGCTGGCCGACATAGGCGTAATTTTCAAAGTCCCCGGAATAAAGCCGGGTATCCGTTCCGCCCCCCAGGGTGGTCTGGATATTGTTGTCCCGGTGCCAGGGCTCCGTCCAGATGGTAGGCGTCCCCTTGACCTTGTCCGCGGGCATTTTGAAAAGGTACTGCCCGTCGTCGTCTTTGACCTTCAGCAATTTCCGTTCCGCTTTGGTATGGCCGAGCACGTCAATGGTCCTTGAGGAGGCGTCGCCGTTGTCCAGCGGCTCATAGATCAGGTCCAGGATGTCGTCGTAATTGAAGATCGCCCCGCAGGCCAGTGCGTTTGTGGTGATCAGACTGTTCAGTCCGGTCACCGGGTCCGTAGCGGCACCCGTGCCTCTTTCGCACGCGATGTCGAAATGCTTACCCAGGGTTTTTGCAAACAGGTTATAGAGCACCCTGTCCACGGCCGGGTCGGAGTCGTCCAGAAGCTGGTTCGACACGTACACCAGCACGGCCAGCACATGCGCCGTGATGGTCATCTGGCCGAACGTCGGGTCGCTCTCCTGCTTCACGCCCTCGCTTTGAAGCGTGCCGGAAATGCTTTGGGACTCCGGTATCCAGTACGCCGTCAGGCCCGCCGAAAGCGTCGGAAAGGTGATCTGGTTCGTTTTCATCGGCACCGTGTTGCACAGGCCGGGGATCACCTCCCAGCTCGAGGTCAAGTCCAGAAGCTGCCTGCTTTCCTCTGTCGGTACCAGGTAGCCGCCCGATGCGTTCGTGGCCTCATACAGGCTTTTCTGTTCCGGCATCAGCGACCTCAAGAATGCCGGGTCGATATTGGTCTGGACGGGGATAAAATCATTTTGCCCCTTACACCAGACCGGCTGACCGCCCTTGCCGACCCGCGCCAGGTCTCCCAGGAACTGGCTGAATGTCGATTTCGGCCGGTGAACGTCCTCCGGCAGCTCCCCGATCACGACCTGCTGTTTGCGGAGCGGTTCCAGCATTTTTTCGATCCGCGCGTCGACAAACTGCTTGACCGTATCCTCGTTCAGCGCCTTGTCCACCGCCTGCTCAATCAATGCGATAATTTCTTTTTGTTCCATCTTTGAATCCTCCCTGCCCGGATATAGCCGCCGGGCATGTCTCCATACCGGCTATCTTACGATGCCGAGTTTTTTCTCGATCATGCTCTCGACCATTCCGCCCAGTCGTTTTGCCGCGGCAGCCACCGCGGCATTGATCAGGGCGGGCACTTCTTCGCTGTCCCCGGTTCGGGTTTCATCCTCGCCCGGCTCCGCCGGGCCGACCTCCGCCTGCTGTCCTCCGTCCGCTGTCTCGTGTTCTTGCCCTGCGGCCCGTTCCATCGCCGCCAGCCTCGTTTCCATATCGTCCAGGCGCTTCAAAAGCGCCCCTTTTTCCATCGCCGACGACAGCCATTCCCCGGCGGTTTTCACCGTTTCGTGCCTGTCAATTTCCCGCTCAATTTCCTCCGGCGAAGCCGGGTCCTCCGGGTCAGTTTTTTCTTCCGTCTTCCGTCTTCCGTCTTCCGTCTTCTTTTCCTCGAACGCCTCCCTCGCCGCCTCGGCCTCGTCCTCGTTGATCACGCCCTTTTTCGCCGCGGCCACCAGCGCGTTCGGGTTGCTCGGCACCGTCACGGCGCTGATCTCCCACAGCTCCTGCTCCAGGAAGTCATACCCCCGGCGGCCCTTTCCCCGGTCGACCACCTCGTGGCGTTTCGGATCAAACCCCACGGAAAAGGACCGAAGAAACCCGCCCTTGTAGAGCTTGAAAATCGTGTCCGCAAACGGATACTCGTCCGCCGAGGCGAACTTCGGGCGAAACATCAGCTTTTTGCCCTCCACGAACACGTCCACGGCCTGGGCCACGGGCGGGTCGGAATAGCGGTGCACCCAGGGGATCACCGGGTTTTTGCGGAAGTTTTCCAGGTTCCAGCCGTCCGCCATGATCCGGTCGCCGTCCCGGTCCTCGTCCTCGGTCGAAGCCACCGCCAGGAACGTCCGGCCCTCCTCGTCGACCTCCTTGATCTCAAACGGTATCGCCTTGTGCGTCAAACTCATGATTTCCTCCTTCTTGTCGCGGCATCGCCCGCCGGGGCGACGCCGGATCTCCTTTTGCCCCTCACTCCCGTACCACGGGCAGCATCGTGCACCTTCAGTTGATGTCCTCCTCCGGAATCCCTATGCTCCCCGGTGCCGGCCCGCTTCCGCTGCCCACGACAAAGTCCTGATCCAGCGGGATCGCCCCGTCGCCCGAGTAGCTTCTCGCGGCCTCCTGGTGCGTGGGCCGCGCGTCGGGGCCTGCCAGCCATTCCTTTCCGGTCACCGCACCCGACTGCCGGTACCCTTCGAGCGTCCCGAAGTTCGCCGCGGAGTTCACCTCCGTCTGTGCGATCCGAAGGCTCCGCACGTCGTCGGCGTGCCTGAAAACCTTCCGCACCCGATCCGCCGCCTTTTTCACCGGCTCGCCCTGCTCGATCGCCTCCGTCAACTGCTTCTTGATCTGCTCCTGAGTGGTACGGTTGATGTCCAATATTTGCAGGTTTTTGTCTTCCATGAACCCGATCACCCTCGGGTTTCTCAAATCGAAAACGATGTCGTCGGCCAGGGTTCCCAGGGCGTCCTCGCCGCCCGCCAGCACCGCGCCCTCCATGTACGGCCCGGCCCCGTCGGCCAGCTCCCGGTTCGCCTCGGCCAGGTTGATGTTGACATCCTCCACCAGGCCCTTGTTTTCCTTGATCCAGTCCTCAACCTTTTTCCGGCTCATTCCGGCCGTCGCCCCCTCGATCCTGGGCCACATCATTTCCAGGCGCTCCAAAACGCCCGCCTTCTGCCTGCCGAAAAACTTCCTCAGCCACGCCCGCATCGCCCGCGATCGCGCCGCCACCTTCCGCTCGTGCAGCGCCTGGGCCTGCTCCCTCCGGCCTTTCTCCCCCCTTTCGTAAAGGGGGGCCGGGGGGGATTTTATCTCCGCTTTTCCGCCGCTGCGGCTCTCCGTATCGACAATTCCCAGGTCGTCCCCCCACTGCATCTCGTTGATCGCCACGAACGGCGCGTCTCCCCATGCCACCGGGTCCATCCCCGCCCTGGCCCGTTCCTCGTTGATCGTCGTGTACTTGTTTTTCAGGTTGCTGTCCCGCTCTTTCAGGTCATACTCCAGGTCCCGCGGGATGCAGCTCGCGTGCTTGATCAAAAGCCCCGTGTCGTAAAGCGGCAGCAGGGCCTGCGAGACCGTCTCGTCGAACAGATCCAGCCGGGGCGAAATGCACTCGGAGTTAAACGTAATGTCGATCCCCAGGGCGTTCGCCCGGTTCACGTCCGTCACCGTCCCCAGCTTGCCGGGCGGCACGTTGTACGCCTCCAGGATGTCCTCTTTCGTCCACCCGGCCAGGGCCGCGAACTCGAAATCCTTCGCGGAAAGCGACACCTTGTTGATCTTCAAACCCTGGTCCAGCATGGCCGGTTCCCAGGATTTGTCCACGCCCTGGTGCGCCTGCTTCCAGGCCAGCAAAAGCCGCTGCGCGTCCTCGGGCTCGATCTTCTGCTCGGTCTCGAACACCACGTCCGGCCGGGCCGAATTCTGGAAAAAATTCCGCTGGTACACCCTCACCGCCAGGTCCGTGTCGTAGGCGTACGCCATCGCCTGTATCGGGCTCGCCCCCTCCAGCATGTAAATCGGGTGAGGGTATCGGAAATACACAACGTCTTCGGCCGGATACACGATCGTCCCGCCCGCATCGTTCGCGAATCTGAAGCCCGTCAGGTCGGTCTTTTCCTTGTTAAAAACCAGTTCCGAAAAGTTCGCTATCGGAAGCGGCCAGATTTCCGCCGGCCGGCCCAGCCCGTTCCGCACGATCAGCCACATGGCCCGGCCGGTCAGGTCCAGGTGCATGAAGGTCAGCCCCTTCATCTGCCGGGCCGTAAAATAGGGGTTCGGCCGCGCCATCAGGTCAATAAACGGGTGCCTCTTGATTTCCTCGCTTTCGTCGCCCCGCATTTTATTCAGAGCCCAGGGCACGCTGATCGCCCGGCGGTAAATCAGGGTCACGCACTTGTACACGTGCGACTGGTATGCCTCGCACTGCTTCCGGGCCGAGCCCAGGTTCGAGAATCCCAGCAGGGCCGAGTGCGTCCCGCCGTATCCCGACGGTATCTTGATCAGCCCCATCTTCCACAAAACCCGGTCGATCGTCCGTTTCAGCCACCTCATAAGCCGACCGCCTTTTTCGCCGCTTCCATCAGGCCCCCCAGCGTGTATATGCTCGGCACAGCCGATCCTTCTCCCGCCGCGTGCACGGCCAGGGCCAGAGCCCAGAACCGGTCGGCGTGCGAGTCCTGCGACCGCTCCGCGTCAAACCGGATGTTGCCCGCCGACGTCGTGATCTTTTTTACGCTGTGCAGGTCATCCCGGATCTGCCGGTCCATCGGCACCCGCACCAGCCGGTCCTCGAACTTCCGCCGCACCGGCATCGCCATATCCAGCTTGGCAGGCCCCGTGAACAAAACCCCCTCCACGCGGTACTCCCCGTGCCTGCGCTTTGCGTCCTCCACCGGCTTTTCTCCCATGCCGGTCTGGTCCATGCAGGCCCGCGCCACGTTGTATTTCTCCATCACCCGGTCGAACTCCGCGTCCTGCTCGGCGAACGATTTCTTTTTCATCACGCAGACCTCGCGGGTCCACAGCACGTCGCCCACTTCCTCAAGCACCCAGATCACCGCCAAATCCCGCCTCCGGCCGATGTCGTTCCCCACATAGCACCGGCCGCCCGCGTACAGTTCCGGGCGGCCCGCCTTGTCGCTCTCGCACTCGTTGATCATGTCGTAGGTCAGGAAAGCCGTGGCCTCGTCCAGGAAGGCCAGCTCGTATTCCTGCGCCCACAGATCCGGGTCGTCGATCGCGTCCTTCAGCAGCTTGATATCGTGCGGGCAGCCCTCTTTCACCGCCCGGTAAATATCCACCTTGTGCCGGGTGAAAATCGGGTTGTTCCACACCTCGTAAGCCTTGTTCTGCTTGCCTTTCGGCGTAAACGTCGTCACCAGCCGGTAGCCTGTCCGCGATATGATCGGAAACACCGCCGCCCACAGTTCGCGGCTCCCCCGGTGCACCGAAAACTCGTCCAGGTAAACGTTCGCCGAATAGCCCCGCGCCGTGTCCGGGTTCGCCGGTATTCCGATGATCTTGCTCTCGTTGTGGAACCGGGCTTCGACGACCTTGTACTCGTCTTTTTCCCCCGTGGGCAGCCGGTAGCCCATCATTTCTTCGGCCCACCGGATCGCCATCCCCGTGATCTCGCCGTGGAGCTGCACTTTTTCCATCAGCTCCTTGACCTGCCGCTCCCCGGAGGATATCGTCACCCACTTGTTGTGGTCCTGCTCGCGGCTGTCCAGCACGATCTCGCCCGCCGTCGCAAACGACTTTCCCGTCTGCCGCGCCCACATCCCCGCCTTGAACCGCGCCGTGTCCGTCATCCAGCGCTTTTGATAGTCGTAAAGCGCGATCGCGCTACTTGAGGCCATACACCCGATCCTTAATGAATTCGAGCAGTTCCTCCTTGCTCGCCTCCGGGCTTTTCTTTTCCGCGTCGGCCATGATCTTCTTGGCCTTTTCCACGAAATCCGCCTTGAATTTTTCCCGGTCCACGCTCGATTTTTGAAGCCTCGCAAAGTCCCCCAGGAGCCGCCCGATATGCTTGACGTCGATGTCCCCCTCGGGCCGCATGGCCTCCTGAAACACCTCCATCATCACCACGGCTCCCAGCTTGCTCGTCGCCTCCTCGATCTTCAGCGGGTCCTCGCCCGCGGCCTCGATGATGGTCCGCGCCTGCTCGCCGACAAACCGTACTTTTTCGAGCGCGTAAAAAAATTTTGCGTACCGGTCCACCGCGCTTTTGCTGGTCCGGTATCCCTGCGCGTTCACCCAGTCGGCGATTTCCTGGTAGGTCTTTCGCTCCTCGCCCACCGCCGTCAGCATCTCGTGCACCTGCGCGAGCACGCTTTTCGGCAGCTTGAGCAGGTGGCTCTTGCTTCGCCGGTTCCGCCGCCTAGCCATCCAGCATCACCCCCGGATCGGCGTCGATGGTCCCCTCGACCAGGTCCACCCCCTTCGGGGTGATCCAGTTGAGCCTCCGCTTGATTCCCTCTTTTTCCAGCTCCTCGTAGTGAATATATTCCTTGTGCTGGAGATACTTGAGCTGGGCCTTGATCTCGCTCAGGCTCAGGTGAAACCCCACATCGACGAGGGTCTCCTCGATGATCCGGAAGCTCGCCCCGTAAGGCTGCGCCCTGTGGCAGATTTTCAAGATCCAGCCTCTTATTTCCCGGTTTTCTGAGGTCGGCACGGTTTGCCCTCCTGCTTTAACAGCTCCTTGATATCGTCGCGGATATCGTCAATTTTTTTGTCGATGGAAATCGACCACCGGACAAAGTCGTCGCGAAACACATAGGTTTCGGGCAGCTTCTCGAACCGCTCCTCCACCTTGTCGATCCGGCCGCCCAGGTGCGTTTCGACCCGGTTGATGTCGGCGTCGACCCGGCCCTCGATTTTATCCAGCCGCTTGTTCTGGTCGTCCTGCCCCTTGTCGAATGATTTCTTGATCTCGCGCAAGTAAAACGTGGCGAAGGTCAAAAGCGCGGAGAACACGCACAGCGCGATCGTCAGCCCGACCGTCTCCATTTACGACTGCTCCCCGTTTTTCTTGTTGACGAGATACGTTCCCACCCCGTATGCCCCGAAGAAGAACAGCACGATCCCGCTCACCGGATAGGCCAGGATCTTCACCAGTCCGATCGCGTATTTCGACCAGCCCGGATTGATCGGATAAACGACAAACGCCGCGATGATCAAAAACAGAAACGTCTGGCAGAACGCCCTCGCAAGCATCCGCCGCGTCACCGACCGGATCGCCCCCTGGGGAGCGAGCGTCTTTTCAAGCGGGAGAAACACGTCCGTCCACCATCCCCGGCGCGCCTCGGCCTTCTCCTCGTCGGTGTAGAACACCGCGTCGATCGCGTCCGCCGCCCGCGTCGCCAGATCCAGCCCGGTCTCGACCACTTTTTCCGAAACGAACAGACTCTTGATCGCAGCCCACATGCCCATCTGCGCCCCCTTCTTGTCGCGGCATAGCCCGCCAGGGCGACGCCGGATCACCTTTTCGCCTTTAACCTAAGATTTGCACCACCCCGATCGCGGCGCTCAAAAGCAGCCACACGATCAAAACCCCGCACACGATCACATCCGCCCACGCGGGCAGCCAGTTCTGCCAGAGCACCACGCCCACGATCAAAATCAGGATGAGCACCCACGCCCACCACGGCAGCCAGGGCAGGTCCTGCACCATCACATCGCCCCGAAAGATGCCGGCCAGCAACCAGAAAACTCCTAATATTTTACCCAGCATTTTCAGCCCCTTAATTAAAAATTAATGATTCAAAACTCAAAACTGTCTAAACT